CCACTCGCGAGAAGCGGACGAACCAGGTTGCCGGGGCTTCGCCCAAGCGTGCATCGAGCTTCCCTTCGCGCTTCATGCGGGCGTATTCCTGGGGACGCTTGTGCTCGAATTCCTTTTCGCTTTCCACCCCGGTGAAGATGACCATGTCCATTGGGAAGCTGTCAGGCCGGAGGTGCGTGTTCACGAAATGTATGGAGAAGATGAAGAGGATGGCAAGCAGGCCCTCTTCGCTGTGGATGACGAGTGCCGCGTTGAGAGCCCATCCGGGAAGGAAGCGCGCGAAGAAAGGCGCAAACCACATCGCGTATCCGGAGAAGCCGATCACGATCATTCCCCAGAACACCGCCCAGTAATCGAATTTTTCCCAGTAAGCGTAGCGCTCGAACTGCGGCTTGGGTCCGAGGCCGAGAAACCAGCGCATGTGGGCAAACAGATCCTTCACATCCGTCCAGTACATGGGGATCAGATGAATCAAGTAGGGCGAGGTGTTGATCGGATCGAGCCAATGCGCGCTCGGATCCAGGCGTAGATTCTCAATGGGCACCAGATCCACGACCGGGGTGTCTTCCCGGCTCAAGACGTTACCCGCATCGTTGTAGCGCTCCTGAAAGCGCCAGTACACGTGCGCGATCGCAGCACCTTGCACCTGGGCGTCCTGGATCCCCCCCATCATGATGAGGAACCACGGAATGGATTTCGTCAGCCGGTAGCGCAACACCTGTTCCATAATGTCCGCCGAGATCCGCTCCTCCTTGATGCTTTCATTCAAAGGGGTCACGGACAGCAACTCCAGGTTGCTGAAATAGGCAGCAGCAGCCGCCGCCTCATTCTTTCTGATGACGCTGCGGGTCTTCGGACGAAAGAGGTTTGAGCGCTTCTTGAACAGATCCGAGTTGTACTTGCTATCGGTCGGGTGCTGGTTATTGAAGGCCCGGATGCTGTCTTCCCAGAAGCGCCTGTAATTCGAATCAACGTACGTCGTCGAGAACCGGTAGGCATCCTTGGCCCGATTCAACCAGTTTGGTTGTCGTTCCTCGCTTCCACTACCTTCCTCAACCTCCATACCACCATCTTCACCCTCCTCGCCCGGCTCCCACGGTGTTGAGTCACCGGCTGGGGGGTCAGAAATGTGCGGGGGCTGCGGTCGCCACGGAGTGGATTGCGGCATCTAGGTGAAGTTACGATCCTGTTTGCGCTTCCAGTGCGGCACTGTGGGAGGCGTACCGTCCCACGGGCCCCGGGGTAAACCAAAGGCCTCGAGCAATTCGCCCGCTGCCATGACGGCGATATGCCCCATTTGTTTCGGCGTCCCGGGCTTCAGAAGTGTCGAAAATCCCTCCCGACCAATTACGCGCGTGACCTCACTGGCAATGGCCAGATGACGGATCACGAGCGACCGCCCTTGAAATCCAACAATCCAAGGGTGATTGGGGTATGCCTTCTGAAGAATTGCGCCAATCTCCAGCGCCAATTCCATATCGGAGACTTCGTCCGCGTCACCAAATTCCAGTATCTTGAGGGTGGCTGCGTTATCCAATTGCGGCCCTCACGGCGGAGCCGATTGACCGGATCTGTAAATGCCGGTCGATCCCATATCAGTGGAGTCGAAGAATCGAACTCCCCCGAATTGATACACCCGGTGGTCGGGGGCAAAAAACTCGGAACCCCAGGCCCTGGCGACCAGCTCAAACAGGCTGAACGTTCGGGTGGAAACCGGGAGCCCCAAAGAGGACGGAAGTGGTGATGGCATGTTTATAGACTCGGTTCGATCTCTTGCGCAAAGCGCGCCATGGCCTGTTGATCTCGCAATTCACGTAGCTCGCCGGCCATACGCTTGATCGCGTTATAGAGGAAGTAGTTTCCGCTGCGGAAGGACTCCTCCAGTGCACGCTGAATGTCCTCGGTGGTCATCGGTTGCATGGTGTTCTAAATGTCCCAAGCTGCATGTAACCCCCCAACTCGTTACGGGTACCCGGATAGGGAATCGCTCCTGTGACAGGCCAGTCTTTCATTGCTGCGACGTGGTACCACGCCACCCCACGATTGCGACCGTAATCACTGGGGATCTTCGCTCGTAAGTCGTACACCGTGCCCGGAGGCAACTTTTTACGAGCCATCTCGTGCAACATCTCGATGTGCCGAGGCATGTCACGCTCAAACTTGTCGATCGATGCCCGACCCAGTTCCAGGAGGGTGACGCGTTCATTGACATTCTCAATGGCGTTGCCACACTCACCAAAGTTAGGATTGTCCTCCGGAGAGTCGTAGCTCACTTGTACCGAGCCATCTTCGAGGACGAAATACTTTAAGCTCATACCTGCATCCATTTACCGCCAAGCTAAACGTGCTCAGGTTCCAATGACGACTGATCAACATGAACCGGCGCAACCGGCTCGATGTCATAGATGCGCGATGCCGCATCCACCAAATCCTTGAGCCCGCCAAACGGAAAGTATGAAATCTGGAGTCGAAAGCGCTCCGTCACGTCATACACATTGTTGTGCTCGTCCTGACGACGAATTTGTCGCGCGAGGCGATATTCATAGCCTTGCGCCACCATGCGCTGCTGCAGACTCGTGAGGCGGCGATCATCGGTTGGATAAGGCAGGTAAAAGCGGTGCCCTCGGATGTCAGGCACCAGGCGTTGGACGCGATCCTTCTTGCTTCCCTCACCCTCGCGCGGCCAGTCCAACTCTGTGATCTCGAACCGACAGCCTTCAATGCGTTGCCGCTCATGGAAGTAGTCGAGATCCGCAATCGCCCCAAAACGCTCGTAACCGACCCGGATACCCATGACGCCTGCGGCATCGGACCACTTGCCCCACAAGTCCCGCATCCAACGCCAGCGCTCCATCAAATCCATCTTGTGGTCGACGCCATCCAACAGGTATTTGTTGGCGGCTGCATCGACCCCAAGAATCACCATCGCGGTGTTGGCGCTGTCCTTTTTGACCGAACGGGCCGGGTCAATCAGGAGATACACCATCAAAGTCAGCGGACGTGCCTCATACACCTGCAGGTCATTGACATCGAACATGCGCTGCTGACCGGCCAGCGGATTGCAGAGCATTTGACAGGCAAGCGTGCTTTCGAGTTGGTTCTTCTTCTTCAGATCCCACGCTTCCTGCGTCAGCAGGACCGGCTTACCCTCAGGTGTCCCATCCTCTGTTGCGGGGTAGATGCGCGGGGTTGCAGCGCCCTTCTTGATGATCTCAGAATAGGTGTCCGCATAATGGTAGCGAGTACCGACATACCATTTTCTTCCGCCAATGCTGCCTAAGTTATCCGAAAGCGACCAGGCCTCGGTCGTCTTCTGGATCTGCTCCGGGGTGTAGACCGAGGTGTCGGTTACGACATCATCGTAGACCAGGAGTTTGAAGTGTTTCGAGGTCGGCTGTCCATCCACCAGACCGTGCGCCTCGATCGTGCACACGTTCGGGTTGCTCTCGCGCTTGACGATGATTCCGTTGTCTAACGACCAGGACGGTGACTGTCGCTCAGGGTCCTCGTACAGGATGTCCGGAAAGAGCGTTTTCAGGACCTGATTCGCTTCGAACTCGCGCTTGATCGCGCCGAGAAAGGCCTTGGCAATTGGCTTTGTATGGCTGAAGAGACCTACGGTGATATCCGGATCTCGCAGGATTTCCTGAATTGACCCGGCGATCGTGATCAGCGTCGACTTGAAATGCTCCCGGCTCCAGATGTCGATGTAGCCATCCGGTGCAGCCTCAACTTCTCGACAGCGGGCGTACACCCATGGGTGTAGCGCGTCCTTGCGCCTTAGAACCTTGACCAACAAGTAATAGCGGTCGGTTCTAATTAACTCGCGAATGGCCTTCGGGCCCTGGCTCTCCAGATCCTTCCAGGCTTGAAAGAGCCTGTCGGAAAAATGGGGCCATTCGAGCGCGGACGGCTGCACGCAATTCCTCACTGCCAATCAGTGTCAGGGCGTTATCCAACTCGGTGCTCACATCAATCTTCTTGACCGGCCGTCCATCGACGGTATCGCGGATGAAGACCGCAGCTGTTACATCGCCGGTCTTGGCGCGCCCAATGAGCGCTTGAGCGATGTACAGAGCATCTTCGGGCTTCTGAGTCAGTTCACGACGTAACGCGGCCTCGATGAGCTTTTCTTTACTCGCGTTGCGATTTCCAATAGGTGCTCCCATGATTTACTTCCGCTTGTTTCGCGCAACGAC